CTCTTCTTTCGAAGAGACTAGCCGGTACTAGATGCCACCACGCTTAGTGGACTCTGCCAGTAATAGAAGCCCGTTACTGGCCCCTACTATAGTACGGAAATGTAAAATGGAAACACCTGGATCCGGCTATACAAGCCGGAGTCGACTCCGCATTCAAGCGGTGAAGACCGGAAAGTTAGGTTCAGTTACAGAGGTACCCGGGCAACCGCCCGTGTATTCAAATAACACCTATGCCGTCAAGGTTATCGGCCAGCAGACAACTGTTAGCCGAGAGAATATCTGGCAGGCATCAAGGAAGCTTAAGCGGTCAAAAACCGCACATGCTAACTCGTTGCATGCAATCGACGCTTTGGACATCGGTGGTAATTTCCACACCATCGATAACTATTTGGCAATGTCGCATCGCGAGATCGTGACCAAGAGTAAGCAGGGGTTCACAACCCGTGCTTACAGAGGGCCGCTCTTCGCTAACGGCAATGGTACCGTGCTTCAAAACACGACTACCTGGCCTACAATAGCTACTCCGTCTGATTCATCACTGAATTCGTACGGAACGTCCGCAATCCAGAATACATATCCTGGAAATCCTAGCGCCGATCTAGCTGTCGCATTAGCGGAGCTAGTCAGGGAGGGGATGCCATCCTTTCACGATCTGCAGGAACTCCTGGACCAGATGAAGAAGCACAAAGCTTCTAAAATTGGCTCAGATGAGTATCTGAATTTCGAGTTCGGGATTCGTCCCATCCTAGCGGAAATACGTAAGTTCGCCAACGCGGTCGTCAAAAGTGACCAAATTATGCGACAGTATGACCGAGACGCCGGACGACTTGTCCGGCGGAGATATTCGTTTCCGTCCCAAGAGGAAGTCACGCATTTTCCCATCGAATCGGGAGCGCAGGTATTTCCTACGCTTCCTACCCCGATGTACGAGACCTTGGGTTATTCAGGGTTACGTTATAAGACACGTACAAGACGTGTTGACGTATGGTTCTCGGGTGCCTATTTCTATAGTCTGCCTTATGCCACCATAGGTGGTCAGACGGCGTTCGCTAGAGATGTCACCAGAGCACGAGTGCTCTTGGGCCTCAAATTAGATATTGAGGTCCTCTGGAACCTTGCTCCCTGGAGTTGGTTTCTCGACTGGTTTGGCAATATTGGGCAAGTAATTGCTAATTGCGCCGCTTTCCAGCACGATGGCCTTGTCATGAAGTATGGATACTTGATGTACCGTGAGGTAATCGAGGATAAATACACTCATTCCGGCGTCCAATTCAAGGACGGAGGATCTGGAGAAATCCAGACGACATTTGGTACGGTTCTTAAGAAACGTATCAAAGCTCATCCGTACGGTTTTGGCGTACGCGACGTGGACCTTAGTCCGCGCCAGCTAGCCATACTCGCTGCCATCGGTATTTCCGGTGCCAGTCGCTGATTGGGTCATTTTGGCCCTCTCAGTTGTTTACGGCATATTTGTGGTTTACTCCGCGTATGTCATAACTGAATATTCAGTTAATAACTTCGTACAGCTAAATGGCTGGACGAACGCCGGTTGGGATTCTCCCGAACCGGTTTTCTGTAAGGAGCAATGCCATGTTCGCCGATACCCTCCCCATTGTTATCAATGCGGTTACCACCACTATCCCGAAGGTCGAGCAGAACGGCTCATCGAGCCGCTTCTCCGACCCGACCGGAAACCTGGTGACGCGCATCAGCCACACCCGGGACAAGTCCCAGAAGAAGTCGATGCTCCGCATTGAACAGCGCAAGACTGCTGCTGACCCTCTGCTCGCAGAGCGTTCGGTCATCACCAGTCAGTCCGTCCATGTTGTCCTCACAGCCCCTGTAAATGGGCTGTTCTCGGCCGCCGAGCAGAAGTACTTGCTCGACGCGCTGGCGGACCTCATCAAGGCGAGCGCTGGCGCCAACGCGACGAAGTTTGTCGGTGGCGAAAGCTGAGACCTTCTCAGCTCAACTAGCCTATCTTAGGCTAGGGGGAGATCAGGGCGGGTATCTTTACCGTCCTTTGGGTAATGCATGGCTAAGGAAGGAACTACCTGTGATTTCACAGGGCTCCCTGAAAAGCCTGATGTTGCTCTGGCAGAGCGTGGCCTCAGAAGAGGCTGCGTGGTGTCATACAAGTACCCATCAGGACTTTAAAACAGTCCAGATGCGTTGCGAAAAAGAAGGTGCATCGTTTTTAACGATAACCCTTCCAACCTTTGGAAAAGACTTCGAAAGAAGTCTGGACCGTGGGTATGTGGACCGCACTCTTTTCACTGGATTTCAGTGGAAAGCAGGTCTCCCGAGATTTCTTTCGGGTTTCCTGGGTCAAATTTTCGCGATAGATTCGGGTAGTTTGGTTGATGAACCCTCAGTAGATGCTATTCGAGCCGTTCGTCAGCTAACGCTGATGTTTGGCAAGATCAAGCTTCCGTGCACACCTGCCCGTGAAGCAGCAGCTATGAAGGGGTTCGTTGATTGTGAGAAGACAGTTCGTGAGATGGATAACCGTCGGAGCCAGTCTGATAATCTGGTTTTCCATAGGGTTAGTCGTCTCATCTGGGCCGATGTCTTCACCGAGGTGGACCGAAAGGTCTTCAACGGTGAGATCCTGCCCAAGCATGGTCCCGGAGCCACGCAGGACAAACTTCTTGGAAACAAGAAGTTTGAAAACCGAACGTGGACTGAGCGACTCGAAGAGTCGTTCTTCCCGGCTATCGAACATATGTTTTCCAGTGATTCTCATTACTGGAGCTCGTATGACCAAGTGAACTGGCTCGAACCTGGGCAAGAGCCACCCGTAAAGGTGACTCCTGTTCCTAAAACGCCGAAAGCACCAAGGATCATAGCGATTGAGCCTAGCTGGATGATGTACTGCCAGCAGGCGCTGCTAGGAGCCTTAAAGACGGAAATCGAAAAGGGTGACTCCCGATCGGCTTTCGTTGGTCTAACGCATCAAGAACCAAATCAGGTTCTCGCGTCAGAGGGAAGTAAAACTCAAACCCTCGCCACACTAGATCTTAGTGAGGCTTCAGACCGTGTTTCCGATCTGCTGGTACAAACCATGCTAGCTGACCACCCCAACCTTAGGGCTGCGGTAGATGCTTGCCGGTCAAAGACAGCAGATGTGCTTGGCCATGGTGTAATTCCACTCGCCAAGTTCGCTTCTATGGGTTCAGCGTTGTGTTTTCCTTTCGAGGCAATGGTCTTTACGACCGTTATCTTTGTAGGGATTCAGAAAGCGCTCAAACGCCCGTTGACCAAGAGAGATTTAGAACTCTTTCGCGGTCAGGTACGCGTGTACGGGGACGATATCATAGTCCCCGTTCGCTTTGTAGAAGACGTGATAGAATCCTTGGAACTGTTCGGTTTCAAGGTAAACTCTAGTAAGTCTTTTTGGACTGGAAAGTTCCGAGAGTCTTGCGGTATGGAATTCTACGACGGAACGGACGTAACACTCGTTCGGGTCAGACATGAATTCCCTACCTCTCGTCAGGACGTTACAGCACTCGTGGGAGTAGTTTCCCTTAGGAACCAGCTTTATAAGGCTGGGCTTTGGAAAACTGCGCATTACCTAGATGAAATTATCGAGAGGGTAATCCCCTTTCCGGTAGTTGCTGAGAGTTCAGCTGTGCTGGGTCGTATCTCTGCGCTTGGTTACGAAACCAGGCGCTTGCATCGACACACACATAAGCCCCTTGTCAAGGGGTGGACTGTGAGGCCAATTATTCCGTCCAATTCTTTGGATGGGATAGATGCCCTGCTCAAAAACTTCTTGAAGACAGGAGCAAAGGTGTTTGACGTCGAATATCTAGAACAGATAGACGATCTCGCTCACCGACCGTTTCACGACAAGAAGCATTTGGAACGTTCAGGACGTCCCGTACGCGTCGACATGATGTACGGATGGGTTCAGCCTTTTTAGGTTGAACGCGGGTATCATAACCCCGCTGTGAGGAGGGCTTCTGCTCTTTCTCTC